TATCCTCTCTTTAGTTCTCCGTTTAAGTAGCTTGAAGTAACTTTGTAGCCGACGCCAGATATCTGTTCGCCAGATGTTATAGTATCTTTAACCATATTTATGGTACTATCAGCAACAGAAAAAGACAGATATAAATCTTTCAATCCTATAACATCATTTGACTCTGGGAATGCTTGAATTTCTACAACATTGTTAGCGGCAGTAGTTGAAGTGATGTTTAAAGTGTTTAAAATGATTTCTCCTTTATCATAATCTACGGTCCCTGCAGACTTCACTACGACTTCATACTTACCAGACTCATCAATATCCTTAACAATAGAAATAACGCCCTTTCCGCCGCTTCCTGGTACGTCTGTGAAGTAGAATGTTCCAGTTCTACCAGCAAGAGTAAAACCTGTGCTCTTAATATTAAAACCATCCCTATTCATATGGAACTTATTTCCATAGCACAATTCATATTGTGCAGATTGATTGATAAGAGCTTTCAAATCTCTTCTAATAACAATCCTTGTAATATTGGAAGAAATTGCATTGTCGGTATTATCAATCGTTTGGCATAATTTACTATACTTAAATCTACCTCCAAATTGATTGATATTATTGGATGCAAATGAATTTAATACTGATAATACTTTTGATTTTAAAGTATTTACATTTGTGACTTGAGAACTGTTGTAATAAATTGCAGAATCTATCTCAACATACAGAACTTTAAGATCAACAATCTTTTGATTTATACCAGATAGAGAATAATTCTTTAATTTTGTCAAGATAGACTGTTTATCAAAATCACTTACATAACTTCCATTTTTTGGTTTGATACTAATAATAACATTTCCATATTGTGGAGGATCTAATTCTTCTCCACCTACAACTGATACAGATTCTGTTTGAGGGTAAATTGATTGTATAATTGCCTCATAGTCCCTTGCAGTTACTGCTCTATGTTGGGATGAGTAAATCCTTGGAGCAAAATATTTGATTGAATCAATACTTTCAATATTACTACCATTCTCTGCTTTGTTTACAGTAGTTACTGATATGCTACTTGTATTTGCTGGTACTACTGGATTGGATAAATTATCAACTACTCTTCCTGAATATGAGAAGTTGTTTGCTCCATTACCCTCTTCACCATCAGTAATAATGTAAGAAACTGTAATTGTGGAACTATTTTCAAGTTTCTTTCCAAAATATCCATCACCAAACAGAAGTTCATACTTTTCATCTTGAACTTCTTGAAGTAGATAGATTTCAGAGTTCTTATTGAGATTTAATATATTATCTACTTTTGAATATTCCTTTCCGCTATCAGAAATACCAGGACCTTTTACGGTTACAACAAGAGTTGATGTATCGACAAATGAATTGTCAATGATAAAGCGTTGATCGAGTGATCCGTTGACTGTAAATTGCTTCTTTAAATAAGTTCCTTGGTAAACTGTAATATTACTAAAGGAAGCAATCTTTTTAGAACCTACAGATTTTACTGTAGTTGTAATATCTTCTGGAATGGAGAAAATATAGTTGCTACTATTAGATGCGCCAACACACACCAGACCCGCCTGTAAGGTCAGTGTAGGCGTTGTTGATGAAAGTGGTACTTCTATATCAAAACTTACCGTTGCCTTGGCAGAACTCCTAGAACGAGGCACATAACCAATGTTTCTAGCAAGTGATACCACATTTTCTCTCAAAGTTGCTGAATCTAAGAAAGATTCATTGACAACCATGTTCGCATTAAATGCGTTAATGTAAGTATTATATGCTAAAGTGTCGATTATGACTGAAAAATTAGACCCTTCAAAGTCAAAATCCGTGAAATTTGAATTTGCACGGAGATAATCTTTGATTGAAGTCCTTATTTGGTCAAAATCTAGGTTTGTAAACTTAGTAAAAGGCATATCTTACCTGGTTGCCTCTAATATGAATGAAAATTGCTGAACTGGAACGTCTTGACCAACGATAGTATAGAAAACTGATACCTCAAATGTGTTGGTATCTGGTTGTGGGTTGACTTCAACCTCAACATCTGCAACTCTTGGTTCAAAATTTTCAATAGTAGTGATGATTTGCTCTTCAATAATACCTGCAGTACCATAATCAACGAAGTCAAATAGACTTCCACGCACGTCAGATCCCAAAATTGAGTTAAAAAACCTTTCAGTTGGTATAGTTTGCACTAAATTTCGAACAGATCTCGAAATTGAGTTACCATTTTTCAATATTGGAAGGTCTTTTGTAACAGGATGTGGTTCAAAAGACAAACTAATGTCCTTAAATTCTCTTGATATCCGTGTTACTGCCATTGGTCAAGAAGTTTTCTTGCTTTATTTATATTTAATGCCAAGGATTCCCGTAATTTGGCTCAGTTCCGTACTCCCAGTCATCATAATCTTCATCATTACGAATCTTTTCATGCAATTCTGTTTGCTTTTTATGATCATAACGAGGTGCAGTGTCGTGAATTACCTCTGTTAATACTCTTTTTTGAGGTAAATTTTGCATTGAACCATAATCTGAAGCAAGTCTTGTGGTTCCCCACATCTCCTTCATATATTCTCTGTTCCTATCGACAGGTGATTGTCCCATTTTAGCTCCTGTTTTTATAAAAACAGAACTTTTAGAGGGGTTGCTATCCCTTAACGCTATTTATTTTCATAAAAAAGAGGGGTCATCCCCCTCCTGATATTATCCTTTACCTTGCCCGCGATACTTTTTTCTAGCCTTATTGCGAGAAGTCGCTGCATACTTAGTATTCATACCTGCTCCTTGACGAGTTTTCTTCGGAGCGCCCTCCACATAACCGCCACCCTTACGCATAGCCATAATTAATCCTCTCTAATAATCTCAGTGTTTAAGTCTCCAGAACTTGGAGAACCTGTCTCATAAAACTCTTGGGACAGGTCCTCCATTCTATCGAAATATTCTTCCTCTGTCAAATGGGAGAATATTAATTGCCCTTTACAATAGATATTGTAAAACTCGTTAGCCATTATCAGATAATTCTTGTCTTCTCGTGACCAACTCTAATACGTGGATCGCACCAAATCTCAAAACCTGCTGCGATTGCATCTAAACAGAACGATACATCCTCTCCACACATATCCTGAACCTCCCCAGATTCAAAGACTTGCATCTTAGGTGCAAACCATGGATACTTCATCTCAGGATGCTCAAATACTCCATTCTTAATCATTAACCACCCAAATCCTGCGTAGTCAACAGTAAATGGCTTCTTACGCTGTGACATCGTTTCCAATGTCTCATGATTCATAACTCCACCATTGTTACGGAAATCATCCTCCTCCATCCAATGTGCAACAGAGGTCGTCTGCCCATCCTCAGTACAGTACCATCCACTCGCAATATCTTTATCCATTAGAACTAATTGATAAAATTTCTGCGTGTTGAATACAATATCACTGTCAATCCACAGTTGATAATCATACACCAACTTTCCATTCCATGGAATCTGGTCGGGTCCTCTGAGAACATTTGCTCCAAGACACTTGCATCTTGCAAAGTTCACCATCGATGAATAATCTTGGGAAATTTGAATCGATGCACCTGCTTGTACAATGTCAAAACAGAGTTGTACGAAGTTCTTCAAATAAGTGTAAGATACTCCACGCCCAGGAAGACAAAATACAATCGACTTCCCCTTGATCATCTCTCGCGCTTTATCGTAATCCCACTCCTCTGTACTACTTGAAGTAGAACTTGGCGCTTTCGCCTTTACAGTAAATCCTTTAGCCATAAGAAAGTAACGTTACATCAGTAATCATACACTATTATCTAGTAAGGGTCAATCCCTACCGCCCAACAATCTCAGTAATAATAAGTGCATTATTATCAATCTCCACATTTAATGGAGTCCCCTCATACCACCCATACTCACTCACTACCCACTCAGGTAATCTTACATAATACGCACCACTAATTGGATCGATCTCTAGAGTCGTAAAATTTTTGTCCGGATTTTTTTGCATTTCCATGTTTTCGTACCTTGATTTTATATAGAAAAACTTTGAGTTCTATAAAGACCTCGTGAAAGCAAGACTTTATAGCTTAAAGGGACCCATGGGTTTTATATAACGCGCCCCGACCGCACGGGGACGGCGGCGGGGGCACTGCCGAAACACGCACCCAGAGGGTCTTACCCCTGACCCCAACGCTCCTGGCGCTCGTAAGCATACCCACTCACAGGGCAGCGGTGGGGGAAGCGATACCCTGCGGCGTCACGGTAGACCCCTGCCAGGTCAACAGCAGAGAAGCGGGCGACCTTTCCCTCATAAGAGGGTTGGGTGTC